CGGGAATGCTGGAGAAACTCTATGGAGTCTCCCTAGGGATCCCTTCCTTCCACGGCGATGACCGCTTGTCTCAGTTCAAGTCATTCTGCAGCAGAATGATTGAACGTAGTGAACACCCATGGCATGGTGCTGTCAAACGACTTTCTTCTGACAATAGAAGGTCGATTGCTATGTCATTATTCTTGTTTCGCAAGACTATTCCATCACCCGAACCTAAACTAGATTCGTATTTGGATCAGATGTCTCGTGAATCGCCGGATCCTGATCCGGCGTTTCTTACATTTGTGAAGAATATGACGAGGAAGATGTTTCCTCGCGGCTGGGACCTTCGTAGGTACCCTGACGCGGCGCTCTCTGCGACCCTTCCAGAGACGTCGTGTCGCCAGCTAGGAATGGGAAAGGGTGGTTGTAGATCTTACATTTTGGCGCGTGATACCTCATGGCACTGTCATCAAGATTATGTGCTATCGGTTCTCACGAGAGAATCTGCACCAACTTTGTTACCTTCCAGAGTATGTTCCGTCTGGTCGGGTGGTAAGTGGAGGATAGTCTCAGTTTCGGATGCTGAGATGAACATCCTTAGGCCTCTACATACCGCGATCTACAACCGATTGTCCACTTTTGATTGGCTTCTCCGAGGAGAAGCCAAGAGTGGCCGTTTCAAGCAATTCACACCTCAACCAGGTCAAGTGTTTGTCAGTGGCGATTACGCTTCCGCTACTGATAACCTCAACTATCATGTCCAGAAGTGCATCCTGGACACTATTCTTGAGGCGGCTATCCAAGTGCCGACAGGTGTGAAGGAATTGGCTACTCGCTCGCAGCAGATGGGTCTGGAGATTCACGACCGGGAGGGTCGTGTTTTGAAGAGCTGTGAGCAAAGAAGTGGACAACTGATGGGGAATCTCCTATCGTTTCCGTTACTGTGCATTGTCAACTATCTGGCCTTCCGATGGTTTGGCGGTGTACAGAAGACCCGTGATCTGCCAGTTAAGATCAACGGAGACGACATCGTTTTTCGAGGCCCAGAAAGCGTCGCGGGACGCTGGATGGGTGGAGTTTCCCAGTCTGGCCTAACCCTTTCGACGGGTAAGACGATGGTTGATCGTCGTTACTTCACATTGAACTCCAGTTTGTTCAAGGCGACGCTGTCAGGTGGACAGCGTCTCCCGAGCATAAGATGTACCGCTTTCGGGTTCAGGAACCCGGAAGACCCTGTGGGGTCTCTCCATGGGCGTTGGGCGCGCGTTCGCGGCGACTTCGGTCGAGGTCGGCGTCTGCGTGTGCTCGAGGAGGAGTTCTTGCGGTGGAATGTGAAGTATATCGTTGCCTCTAAGAGGTCGATTACCCGAGGGTTAGATATGCCATTTTCTCCTGACGCAATCAAAGCGACCAACCTGTGGAAAAGAGAGTGTTGGTATCTCTCTCTCGAGAGAGAGGATCCTCTTCCGTTGTCCCCCGACCAGCGGAGGAAGCTGAGGATACCACCAGGTTGGGAGTGCGTGAGACTTGAGCATATTAGCAAGGAGGTGCGAGAGAAATCTCGTGAGATTGGTCCGGAGTTCATTCTTTGTGCTTGGACTCCGTATCAGGATCAGTCAACTGAGGACGTCCGTACTCAAGAGAGGTTGTACCGGGAGCTCGTTTCCATGGCTCCTACGTACAATTTGAGGCCCTCAATGCCTTACTCGAAGAAGGCCCGCCTTCTGGGTGTCTCATTACGGAATTTAAAACGTTATCTCGTGCCGTGCCTCCAGAGGAACGGTAGCGTTGTGAGAGATCCATACGAGATTGTTAGGATCTGTCGTCCTCAGGGCAAGCGGATATGGTTACCCATCGGGTTTCTGTCCCCGACTCTCTCCGAAATGATAAGTGCCGGAACCTTCTGTTTTGATGAAGCGTCCTCTCTGGCGGAGCTCCGGGAAGGAGTCTGACTAGAGTACCAGGCGTCCATTTAGTTGGCTCCGTTTAACTGGGAAATGGGTTCGTCCGTTTTGCCTACTGCCTTGGGTTGGGTAACCTCCCATGAGTAAGGGTGCTGTGGGGAGGGAACAGAGCCACGATCAGTAACGTTCGTGTGTTCGTTAGCCCCACATTGCGGAGGCGTGGAATTGAGATATCAAACAAAGGGAATGGTTGGCAGCCTGCCGTCGTGTCGCCGCTGGGGCGACTAATTAAATACCAGAGCTGGTGGTCCAGCCTTGAGTTCCGGTACGCAATAAGGGTTCGATTCCTG